TTCTTAGTCTCTAAGTCATACCTGTTAGCACATGCTTCAAGAGATAATGGTTGTTTATTACCTCTCTGTAGCACATACTCAACAAGCATAGTATCAAAGACAGGGCCATCATACTTCAGACCACATTCCCATAGCCATAACAAATCATGTACAATATTATGACCTATCAGTATAGTAGCTTGGTCTAATAATTCTTGAACACCATCAAAGTCGTCTCTAAATAAATACTCCTCTCCTTTATCTGTGAGACACCCAACCATAACTAATCTATTGTCAGATTCAAATGGGTCAAGATGTAGTTTACCATCTCTATGTGTGACTGTATTCTCTACATCAAGTGTCAGTTTCATTTAATCTCTCCTTATGCTTAGTTAGATATATAACAGCTTTCTTTAATCTTGTCAAGCTATCTGAGAATCCACCTAAACCAACATTACAATGATGACACAACCAACCTCTAAATGAAAGGGAATCATGGCAATGGTCTAGTACCCAATTTTGCAATCTAGGTTGACCATACTTACCTATTTCTTTTATATCCCTGTCACATATAGGACAACAATAATCCTCATCAGGATATGGGTTAGTTTTTCTTAGTTGTTTAACTAGATTAGATTGATTCCTCATGCAAGTTCTACAAGTTCTTTTTATTTCTGTCTGTTTATTTTCATCACCTGAACTAGCATACTTCATAGCATTGAATTGGTCTATTGGTTGTTCTATATCACACTTGATACAAACTAAACTATCTCCATGCTCAATCACAGGCTTTTCATATCCAAACAAATCTTTCTGCATTACTGATACCTTGCAGTTACATAATCCAATTCGCAATGTTCAACACCATGCCACCCTGATAATTTATTCTTGACAATATTTAAATGTCTAGCGGGACTTTCTTCTTCTCCACTATCAGGATTCTTAACTGTATCCTTAGCTATAAGAATCATTAAATCAGCTTCAGCAGCCTTACCTGTGCGACTGCCTTCCATCATAGCCTGATTCAGATATACTTTACCTTCAGCTTCAGCAGATAGTTGTGACATATAAAAGATTGCACACTCATGTTGTTTAGCTATCTGTCTAGCATGAATAGCATTAGCCTTGAGTGCTTCATCAGTTCTTGCAAAGCCACCTGTCCTAGCAAACTTATCTCCCATGTCTAGTACAACTATGTCAGGCTTGTATGCTTTACATATGCTCTCAACCCATGCCATGTCACGATTAGATGCATCTTTAATATGTATATTCTTCTTAACAACCTCATACAATTCCCTTGCTTTACTTGGGTCTTTCCTTATCTGATGCATTGTCATGCCTGTAGCTGATGTTAAGTATCTAGCACCAACTCTATGTGCAGATTCTTCGTTACAAAGTATGATACACTTAGCACCTTGATGAGCAAAGCCATTAGGACTAGCAATTAAACTAGCATGAAAAGATGTTTTACCTGTATTAGGTCTAGCACCTACTTCAATCAAGTGTCCTGCATTGACACCCTCTACCTTTCTAGTTAGACAAGGTATGTTGAATGTCCATCTAGCTTCTAAATCATTTCTCTCAAGCAATGTTTCAATACTTATGTCATCCCACTCTACTTTTAGGTTGGGAGTAAAATCATCAGCATATAACTCAAGAACATTTCTAAGAGGTTCAAGAGTGGATTTAGAACCATTAACATAGTCAAAGCCGAGATTAGCAATGTCTTCGCCAACAACTTGCTGAAACAATTTAGATAATACTTCTTGTGCGACATCTGTTCCAAGTGGCAACTCCTTCTTTATTTGCTTAAACAAACTAGAATATGCTTGTTTCTGTGCAGTAGTCATTGATGGATTGTTAGACATAAACAATGCTTCAATCTCATCAGGTGTTACTGTTCTCTCATATCTGTCCATAGCTTTATCTATGGCACTCTTAATCTTCCTTACGTCTTTACTGAATAGTCTATCAGGACACTTAGCTCCTCTATGCTCCTGATAAAACTCTTTGTCCATTAAACTTCTTATTAGTGATAATTCCATGTTGGTTACTCCTTTGGGGTTAGTTTAGTTAAATTATCAAAGTCTTCTTCTCTCCTGTATTTTAAATCGTCTCTAACTCGTAGCACTTTTACATCATTCACATAACCTCTCAGTTCTTTTGCGAATGCTAGTGTCTTGGGTACTGCATCAGGGTCTAGTGCTATGATAGCAGTTGAGAATCGTGAAAGGTATCTCTTGTGTGATTCAGCTAATGATGTACCCAACACTGCTACCCCTGCATATACTTCACTGCCTACTGCGATAGCACTAACACAATCCTCAACAACTACTGCCACATTACCATTACCATAAACAAAAGGCAAGTTATTTTTTCCATACCTTTTCCATTTAGGTAATCGTTTTCCTAGTGACCTACCTGTTGCATCAATCATTCTAGTGCCATGTACGACAGGGAATACAACCCTATCCTCTTTTACATCATAAAACAATTCAACTTCATTAGTATCAATGTTCCATTTCTTGCACCATGATAATACATTAGGTCTGTCATTGTGTTGTACAACATAATCAGGCAAACTAAAGTTACTTACATCATCATCTAGTACACTAGGGTCAATGGCATCTCTTATATCATCCACAGATAAGTGGATACGTGCTGAACCTGATATACTACAAGATATTTTATAACAGTTCCATAGTAACTTACCCATATTATTGGTGGCACTAAAAGTTTTATATCCATTACAATTAGGACAATTCATTCTTTTACTTTCGCCAACACTTAACTGTAAATCACTTACATAATTATATATATTCATTTATAATATACCACTTATATGTTATATAGTTCTTTGTTCGGCACGTTATCTGTGCTTATATCATACTTTTTTCGCATTGTCAATGCATTTTTTGCAGAGTCCAAAGTATTTTTCATATAAGGTTTCACAGATTGTGGATTAGCATGACCTGTAACTGACATTATTTGACCCATACTTACTCCTGCTTCTACCATCTCAGTAGTACCTGTCCGTCTTAAATCAGCTATTCTTAGCTCATCAGGCAGTCCACAGAGCTTCATTGCCTTTCTAGCTACTATAGATAGCCTAGTCAACGTATAGGGCTTGTAAAAGCCTCTCAGGGCTTTAGGATAGGGTGCAACATATTTCTGAAAATCATATTCATCTTTCTGTTGTACAAGCATTTCAAGTAAATCATCACTAATGGGTAGATGAACTGTAGCACCTCTCTTGGATTGCTCTAAATGTAACACTCCTTTGTCATAATCTATGCTACTAAACTCTAATAATCTCATATCTCCTACTCTCTGACACCATTCATATGCCATCTGAACAATCAAACCTAGACTTCTATATTGAAAATCTGCATAACAGAAATCTAATAATTGCATAATCTGTTCTTTTGTCCATGTAACCTTTCTAGGTTTAGTTATCTTGCACTTAAATGTAGAAAATGGATTTGTTTCTGCATATCCCATCTCCATTCCAAATGAATAAACTTTCCTAGAGGAAGCACAAATGTGGTTAGCCATATAAATGCCACGATTAAGCCACACTTCATATGATTGTCTTGCCATTGCACCTGTCAATTTATTGACTTTAGTTGTATAAATAAACTTATCATCTAATTTAGTGTTCAACATTATAGATAAACAATTTGAATAATCTACTTTAGTTTTATCTGTTAACATATTGAAATCACTAGATAAATAATACTTATCTACTAGATTTTTTATTTGCATTTTCATGCTCCTTACTTTTATTTAACAAAGCAATTGATGCACACTCAATCCTTTTGTTATATTGTAATTGATAACCTGTTCCTGCACCTAATGATTGCTTATCTATTAAGTGTTTGTGGTAATGATTAACATTATCCCACTTCTCCTTTAGTTCCCTACATATCTCATCATATTCCATGTCATCAACAATAGGTTCATTCATAACATAATATAAATATGAGTGCATAAGATAGTAAGGAACTAACATATTAGGATTTGTTCTCCATATCTGCATTAGTTATATAACAAATTTAGTTGATATAACATATACTAGATATACAAGTGACAAAGCAAATGTCGTATAAAATACTTGTACCATATCATTCTCCTTTCTTTTTTGCATCAATATAAATTCTCATATGTGATGACTCATTCAAGCCTTGACCCCAATAGGTTACACCTGTTCCTTTAAGTTCTTCTTTAACGTGTTGTCCTCTTACTCTCATCTTATATGATTCTTTATTGAGATACTTCTTCATAGTGTCAACAAACTCTTGTCCATCTGTGTCGTTAGGTATCTCGCTAAACACATAGTTACAACCCTTCTTATGTGTTGCCTTCTCATACTCTTTCTTCCACATATTTGCTCTTGCATTAGCCCTATCTACTTCTTTCCATGCTATGTCATATGCTTCAGCCTTTACAGTAGGTTGTCTATTCACTTCAGCTAGAGCATTCTTAACCTTATCAAATGTTTCTTTCTCTACCATGTTCATAGCTTTCTCTTTCCACATATCACGTTCATTAGCAATACTAATTATTAAGTCTTCTACTTTCATGCCACTTCTCCTTCTAGCCATTGTGGTTTAGTTGTATAGTTATACCTAGCAAATCTCATCTTGTCAACTATGTAGAATTTTCTATATGCTTGTATGGGAAAGTTCTCATCTGTTTTCAAGTCATCGTGCCCACTAAAACATTGTGGGTGTGGTGTCAAAAAGTTCTTCCAATCAGGTACAAACTTTCTACCTTCCCATAAAGGTGTAAAGTGTTTGATTGCACCATGTATCTTTTTATATCTTCTACTGTACTCACTTAACATACAGTCATACAAACAAAAAGCAAAGATATAGTTCAATCTATTATCCATTGCCCATAGTGTGCAAGGATGCTTCTGATGTACAGGTTTATACAACCCATGCTCTTCTGCATAGTCAGGAGCATGATGCCATAGTGTTGTACATAGCATCTGTGCTTCTTCAAGTGGCATCTTAACTATATGTTGGTCACATAGAGATTTAGATATCTCAAATGGTGTTTTTTCTATAATAAATCTATTCATGTTATCTCCTATTCAAATGTTTGTTCTATGTGTACTATAACTCCATCAATCATATCTATGATTTGTTGAGAATCATAAGCCATCATATAAATATAAAAAGTTCCATAGTCTTCTTTACCTCTTGGGTGTTCCATCTCTACATAATATCTATTCATCTTTATATCTCTCCTTTATTCTAATTGGGTCTGTGTATACTTTATTTTTATATAAAGCTACTGTTTCTACACCAAACTTTCTTTGTTCTTCTGATGTAGGATTAGCATATATATTTATTAAATTATCTGCTCTTTTGTACTCAGTCATTGTTTTTACATCATACAAGAAAATTTCTTTTGTCTTAGGGCAAACAACTACTAAATCTATTAAACCTGTACTACATACATTTCTAAATACTTCATATCCATTTTGTAGGTAATGAGTAGCAACTTGTAGTTCAGATATATCTCCTCTTCTGTTACCCTCTATCATTTCTTACTCCTTTCAATATCCCACCTATAAAATATGTGGTCATCTATTCTTGTTACATAAGTCTTAGTCTCAGCCCAACTAGGATTCACATAGTAGGCATGGTAGTGTGTCGCACCTTCAACAAAGTCATCTAGGTTGCCCTTGTATACACCACTTGCAACTTTCAATGCTTGCTTGATAGCTTGCTTGTTCTTAGGCTTGTCACTCTTGCCATCACAATACCAACTGAATTGGCATTTGTTCTTGATAGGTATAGATGGATTCCATTTGTATGTTAAGCCTTGTTTAACTACGTCACATACATTGTTAGGATACCTTTCATCTTTTACCCTATTCATTACAACTTGTGCTACTGCTACTTGCCCTATGAAACTTTGATTCTTAGCTTCATGGTAGACATTGAGTGCTAGACACATGAGTGCTTCAAGCATCTTCCATCTC